GCTGCTAATGGTCAACAATTTTTGCTTGATGCGTTTTTTGATATCAAGATGGCAAGGCCTATGCCGTTGTACAGCGTACCTGGATTGATTGATCATTTCTAAAGATAGGCCGGGTTGCTTGGCGTGAGCCAGGCATCCCGGAACACGACCGGAGGGAGTGATGAGTTTAGCTACTACGTTAGGTGGTATTGGTAGTGTGTTAGGAGCAGCTACTGGGCAGCCTTGGTTGGCTGCTGCTGGTACTGCTTTGTCAGCTTATGGTGCTAATCAAGAACGTAAGGATGCTGCCGAGCAAGCACAGGCATTTAGTGCACAGCAAGCTGCTACTTCATACCAACGTGCTGTTGCTGATATGAAGGCTGCAGGTTTGAATCCTATGTTGGCTGCTATGAAAGGTGGAGCTCCGGCAGCGCAAGGTGTGGTGCCTAATTTGTCTGATATTTCTACTGGTGTTAGTAGTGCTGCTGAGTCTGTTTATAGGCAGCCTACCTATCAGGCTTCTGTTGATGAAACATATGCTCGAATTCCTACGTATGAGGCGTCTGTTGCTTTGTCTCGTGCGCAGCAAGAGCAGGTGTTGGCAAACACAGAGAAGATTGCCGAGGAAATTAAGAATATACCGTTGGAAGGCCGGCGTTTAGAGAAGGTTGCTGAGTTGTTGTTTGCTCAGACTGTAGAGACTGCTCAGAAGACTCGTAATCTTTACGAGACTGAGAAGCAGATACAAGCTACTGTTGAGCAGATTAAGGTGCGTACCGGTATTGATGCAGCTGAGTTGCAAGCAATTATGGGAACCGGTAATTTTCGGCGGTTTGCAGAGCAGTTTGGTCCGATAGGTAATATTGTTGGTTCTGCCGTTGATGCTGCTATTGGAGCTAAGCGTGCAGGTACGTATGATCGTGGTACCCCTACTAGGAGAAAGTGATGAATACGTTTGTTCGTAATCCTTATAATTACAACACTAATGAAGCGTCGGAGGAATCCGCGCTGTTGTGTTTGGATGGTACTCGCACCCAGCAGAATTTTAAGGCTGAGTGCGATATTAATTACATGCTTAAGAAGTTTGGTGTGGCCGGATTGCCCGCGGGTGCCCGTATTCCTCAATACGGGGATTTTTCGGGCATTACGGATTACCACAGCGCTATGAACGCTGTGATTGACGCCAAGATGGCGTTTGATGCGCTTCCGTCAGCTGTTCGGAAGCGTTTTGGCAACGACGCTGGTGCGTTCGTTGATTTTTGCTCTGATGAGCGTAATCGGGAGGAGCTGGTAGAGATGGGGCTGATTGAGCCCCAGAAGGCCGTTCAGACGGCTGAATCCAGCGTTTCGGAGGGTGGTCAACCCTCCGTGGCACAGTGATCTACTTGATGTAACTGTGCCAGGTGACACCAACTAGGAGAGATCTATGAGACCGGTAAATCGCAAATCTGTTTCTAAGTATAAGTCGTCTAAGATGTTTAAACGCAATGTGAAGCGTACGAAGAGTGCTAACCTTCGTTCTAATCCTATGCGTGGTGGATGGCGGATGTAATGCCCTGTTACCACCCGTTGCAGGCGTTTAAGACGGCTGCTGGCGATGTGGTTTTTTATGAGAACGCCCGGTTTGACATCACACGCTCCCTCACGCTGCCATGTGGGCAGTGCGTGGGTTGTCGGCTGGAGCGTTCTCGCCAGTGGGCCGTTAGGTGCATGCATGAAGCAAGTCTGTGGCAGAAGAACTGCTTTATCACATTGACCTACAATGATGATTGGGTGCCGGAAGATAAGTCGTTACATTACGACCATTTTCAAAAGTTCATGAAGCGGCTACGGAAACGCTTTAGCGGTTACGAAGAAGATTCCCAAGGTAAGCGGCCGATCAGGTTTTACATGGCGGGCGAGTACGGTGAGAATTTTGGACGTCCGCATTTTCATGCGTGTTTGTTTAATTTTGATTTTGAGGATAAGACGTTTTGGCAGAAGACGTCGTCTGGGTCCGTTATATATCGGAGCCAGGCTCTTGAGGAGCTTTGGAGTGATCCAAAGACGGAAATGTCTTTTGGGTATAGTTCGGTAGGTGATGTTACTTTTCAGTCAGCTGCTTATGTTGCGAGGTATATCATGAAGAAGGTTACTGGCAAGAACCAGGACGATCATTACGAGTTTACGCACCCGGTGACGGGTGAGGTAACTTTGAGACGGCCTGAGTTTAATAAGATGTCTCTTAAGCCAGGGATTGCAGCTGATTGGTATGCTAAGTGGAAGGATGATGTTTATCCACATGACTATGTGGTTGTGAATGGTAAGCAGGTAAGGCCTCCTCGCTACTATGATAAGAAGTTTGCGAAGGAATACCCAGTTGAATTTGACATGATTGAATTTGATAGGTATAACAGGCGTTGTGAGCGTGAAGTCGATACAGACGAAAGGCTTGCAGTTAAGGAGAAGGTCGCGAAGGCGCGCCTTCAGTCATTGAAACGTACACTTACGTGAGGAGTAAGTATGAAGATGATTGTTTGTTCAATTAAAGATCGAGCTGCGGATACTTTTGGTCGTCCGTTTTTTTTGCCGTCTATTGGTGTCGCCGTTCGAAGTTTTACTTCGGAAGTTAATCGAATGTCGGAAGACAATCAGATGTATCAACATCCTGATGATTTCGATTTGTACGAGCTCGGCTCGTTTGTTGATGATGTTGGTCGTTTTGAGCTCCTTGATGATCCACGGTTGGTAACTCGTGGCAAGGATGTCAAGACAAGTTAAGTTTGGGGGCTTCGGCCCCCTTTTTTCTTGGAGGATTTATGCATCGTAATCGGTCGGTAAATGTTCATCAGTTCGCGATGATTCCGCGAGCTGATATTCCTCGTAGTCGGTTTGATAGCCAGAAGGCTTATAAGACTACGTTTGATAGTGGTTATTTGGTGCCTGTTTATTGTGATGAAGTATTGCCAGGCGATACGTTTAATCTCAAGATGACTGCGTTTGCGCGGTTAGCTACGCCGTTGTTTCCAATTATGGACAACATGTATCTTGATACTTTCTTTTTCTTTGTACCTAATCGGCTTATTTGGGAGAATTGGCAGAAGTTTATGGGCGAGCGTACGCCTGATCCTGATTCTTCCATTGATTACGTTGTACCTACTACTACCAGTCCTGCTGGTGGTTATGATGTGGGTTCTTTGCAAGACTATATGGGTTTGCCAACTGTCGGGCAGATTGGTGGTGCCGCTACTGTTGAGCATTGTTCTTTTTGGCCACGTGCTTATAACTTGATATGGAATGAGTGGTTCCGTGATCAGAATTTGCAAGATAGTGCTGTTGTCGATCTTGGCGACGGTCCTGATGATCCCGCCGATTATGTTTTGCGTCGGCGCGGTAAGCGTCATGATTATTTTACGTCAGCTTTGCCATGGCCTCAGAAGGGCGATGCTGTAACGTTGCCTCTTGGTACGTCTGCGCCTATTGCTAGTACAGCTGGGAATGATGTTGCCGTTACGTACTTGCGGCCAGCTGATGGTTTATATCATAAGTTGTATGCAGCAGACGGTGGTGCGTTTGTTACTGCTAATGGTAATACTGGCGATGAGGCAGATCGTTTGTTTGCGGATTTGTCGCAAGCTACAGCTGCGACTATTAATCAGCTTCGCCAGAGTTTTCAGATTCAGAAGCTATTAGAGAGGGATGCCCGTGGTGGTACTCGTTATACTGAAATTATCCGCGCACACTTTGGCGTTGTTAGCCCAGATGCTCGTCTTCAGCGTCCTGAATATCTTGGTGGTGGTTCAACTCCCGTTATCATTAATCCTATTGCGCAGACTAGCGCAACGGGTTTGGCTGAGAACACTACTCCACAGGGTAACCTTGCAGCAATGGGTACAGCTCTCGCACAGGGCCATGGTTTTACGTACTCTAGTACTGAGCACGGTGTGATCCTTGGCTTGGCGGCTGTGAGAGCAGATCTGACTTATCAGCAGGGTCTGCATAAGATGTGGTCGCGTTCTACGCGTTATGATTTTTATTTTCCGGCTTTCGCAACGCTTGGTGAACAAGCGGTTCTTAACAAGGAAATTTATGTCCAGGGTACTGCTGAGGATGATGAGGTATTTGGATACCAAGAACGCTGGGCTGAGTATCGCTATAAGCCGAGCCAAATTACTGGCCTCTTTAGGTCTACAGCAGCCGGAACATTGGATGCGTGGCATTTGGCGCAGAATTTTGGCGATCTTCCTACGCTTAATTCAACGTTTATTGAGGACACTCCACCAGTTGAGCGTGTCGTTGCGGTAGGTGCAGCTGCCAATGGCCAGCAGTTTTTGCTTGATGCGTTTTTTGATATCAAGATGGCAAGGCCTATGCCGTTGTACAGCGTACCTGGATTGATTGATCATTTCTAAAGATAGGCCGGGTTGCTTGGCGTGAGCCAGGCATCCCGGAAC